GTTCTCGACACTGATCGCGGCGTACGCGTTCTGGCTGACGTTCTTCTACTCCGATCGCTCGGTGCTGATGCTGTCGCGCACCGAGCGGGAAGCGATCAAGCTGTTGACGAAAGCCAAGTACGGCTACCAGTTCCTGCCGGAGTGGATGAAGTTCCGTGGCGGTCCGATCAATCAGACGCTGACCACGTTCACGTTCACCAACAACAGCTACATCGAGTCACTGCCCTCGGCGTCTGATCCCGCCCGTGGTGAGTCGGCGTACCTCGTCGTCGTAGACGAACTCGCATTCCTCCCCAACAGCGAGGAAGCGTGGGGCGCGATCGAGCCCGTCGCGGATGTCGGTGGTCGCATCATCATGCTCTCCACCGCCAACGGGGAAGGCAACCTGTTCCATCGTCTGTGGGGGGAAGCGATCAGCGGCAACAATCGTTTCGAACCCCTATTCTTCCCGTGGTCGGCCAACGGTCGCGACCAGGATTGGTACGACGCCCGATCGGCGGAACTACCCGACTGGCAGATGGCGCAGGAGTATCCCGACAATCCCGAAGACGCGTTCCTGAAATCAGGACGGCCTGTCTTCGATCTGCGGATGCTGCGTGAGATTGAGTCGAGCAACCCACTCACACGCGGATACCTCACCCGAGAACTGCGCTTCGTAGAAGATGGGGGTGCCCTCCGCATCTGGGCTTGGCCCGAAGAAGCTGACCGTTACGTTGTCGGCGCCGACCCGTCGCAAGGCTTGGAGCACAGTGACAAAGCCTCGGCTCACGTCATCAACGCCCGCAATGGTGAAGTCGTCGCTCACTGGCACGGCACCATCGACCCCGACCTGTTCGGCACCGACGTACTCGTCCCGCTCGGGCGCTTCTATCGCCAGGCCCTGCTCGGGGTCGAATCGAACAACCACGGTCTGACCGTGTTGAAGGCGATCCAACGTGCGCGCTACCACCCGATCTATTACGAGCGCTCCCCGAAGTACAAACACTCAGTCCCCACAGACGTGTTGGGGTTCCACACTACGCAGGTCACCAAGCCGCTGATGATTGACGAGTTGGCGAAGGAACTGCGCCCGGAAGGCAAGCTGGTCTTGCACGATGCCGAGACACTGGCAGAGCTACGCACGTTCGTGCGCACCGACAAGGGCAAGATGACCGGCTCGCCGTTCGATGACCGTGTGATCAGCTTGGCGATCGCAGTGCAGATGTTGAAGTACGTGTGGTTCGCGGAGTTCGTCCCCAAGCGCGACCCACCCTCGGGTTCGGTCGGATGGTGGGAACGTCAGACGTTCGGGGAATCGTTCAGTGACGTGATCAGTGGAAAGCGCAGCAAGTCGATCACCAAGGACCGCGATCCGATAGGCGCATTCGCAGTCCGCCCCAAGTGAGAGAATCCAACCCAACCAAGGAGGCCACCAAGATGGCAACAAGCAAGAGGGATCAGGACCAGGCCAGCACCGCTGACGTTGAGCGCAGCGCGGAACTGCGTGGCGACGCGCGTGAAGGGTACGACGCATCAGCCGACGCCCTGCGTGAGTTCCAGGGCGAGCGGTCGTTGGACAACCCGGATGTCGGGCCCGACGACAACATCATCGTCAGCCCCTATAGCTCTCAGCAACTGGCAGAGCGCACCGAGCGTGGGGAAGGCGAGGAAATCCGTCAGGAACTGGCCGATGCCGCCGAAGGGTTGAAGGACCGTCCCGCCGACGAGGCCGACGTCTCCGACGAGCCCGTCCGTCCCAGCGACGTCGACGAGAACGGTCGCGATCCTCGCGTCGACAATCGCGGCAAGACCAAGCCCCGCGTCCAGGCCCAGTCGCGTTCGCGCTCGACCACCAAGGACACTGAGCGCTGATGGCCAAGACCCGCATCCAGCGCCATCAACGCCCGATCGCGAAAGGCAAGCATCAGAAGCCGCAGCGGCGGTGGTCGACTCGCGAGAATCCGCCACTAGGGATCAACTGGGGCAGCAAGCTGTGGCCGGGCACTGGTGCGGGCACGGCGATTCCGTTCGCGGTCTGGCTGTTCGACACCGGGCTGGCAGCGGCGGGCATCCTCGCGGGCGAGGTCCGCGTCAACAACGTGCAGCCGTCCACGGTGACGCATGTGTTCGTCAGCAAGACCGTGTCGCAAGGCAACGATCCGACCGCCACCTGGGCGGTCAATGATCCGCTGCGCATCTACTACCGCGACGACACCAGCAAGTGGGTCGAGTACAAGATCACCGCCGTCAGCAGCCAGACCGGCTACTTCGACTACACGGTGACGTACACCGGCTACAGCGGCGAATACGCGACGCCGCCCGATGGGACCCCGCTGTTGCTGTCCGAGCGCACCACGACCGCGCCCGGCACCGATGACCCCGTGCAGGACCCGCTCGATGGCACCATCGACGAGGTCAAGGCCTACGTCAACGGGCTGCCCGACGACGACAATCGTGACAACGTCATCCAGGCGTTGCTCGATCGTGAGCGCCAGGGACGGAACCGGGCCACACTCGTGTCGTGGCTCGATCAGCAAACCGGCGTGGAGTGAACTGCGCCTGTGGCAAACCGGCTGAACCTGGCCGGGACGAGTGCTTCCGTTGCCGGATAAGCAGCGTCGGCTTCGGCTTCCGCGGCGGAGCACTCGTCGGCCACGGGGGCTGGCACACAACCAAGGGCGAGTTCCTGCGCGAGCATCTCGGTACCGACAACGAGCGCGAGTTGGCGCGTAACCCAAAGATCGAACGGGGCGAATCATGAAGACCCAGACCGAACTGCTGCGCTTCTATCAGAACGAGTTGGCACGCTCGAAGAACTGGCGGACATCGAAGACCACCAACTACGACGACTCGTGGAAGCGCTACATCGACCTGTACCAAGGGCGCTACCTCGATGGCAATCCGACCACCGATGCACTCGTCGTCAACATGGTGTTCGCCACGATCAACGTGATGGCCCCGGCAGTGGCGATCAACAACCCGCGCTTCGTCGTCAACGCCCGCAACCCCGAGTCCGGCTTCACCGCGATCATCACCGAAGAAGTGCTGAACTGGCTGTGGCGGACCTACGACTACCAGCGTGAGTTCCGCCTGGCGATCCTCGACTGGCTGCTCGCCGGGCACGGCTGGGTGAAGTGCGGCTACAAGTGGACGAAGAAGCCAGAAGTCAAGAAGGCCGAGACCGACACGCCCGACGCCAACGATGCCGGAGACGAAGAAGGCATCGACGACCGCGAAGACCGAGAAGGCAACGTCGAATCGGAGATGCTGCAGTGGGACGAGGATCGGCCGTTCATCGAGCGCGTCAGCATCTTCGATATGTTCGTCGACCCCGATGCACGCCACCCCAAGGAGATGCGTTGGATCGCCCAGCGGACGTGGCGTCCAGTGCAAGACGTCCAGGTCGACAGCCGCTACTCAGCGACGGCACGCAAGCGGGTCAGCGGCTCATCGTGGTCGCGCTGGGACAACAGTGACGGCGACGGGCGCGACAGCAACGACAAGCCCCAGAACGAGGGGGCGATCCGCTTCTGCGAAGTGATCGAGTTCTACGACCTGCGGCGCTACAAGGTCTGCACGTTCACGCCCACCACCGACGACCACGACGACCCGGCGTACCTGATCAAGCCGACCAAGATGCCGTACGCGTTCGGGCATCCGTTCGTGATGCTGCGCAACTACGAAGTCCCCGACCACTTCTATCCGCTCGGCGATGTCGCCCAGATCGAGTCCCTGCAACTCGAACTGAACGAGACCCGCACGCAGATGTTCAACTACCGCAAGAAGTTCCGCCGTGCTTGGGTGTATGCCAGGGATCGCTTCGATCAGGACGGCGTCGAGGCGATGCAGTCCGAGAAGGACAACGTGTTCATCCCGGTCCAGGGCGACGACGATCCGTCGACAGCGATGGCGCCGGTCCCGGCGGTCGTCACCCCGGCCGAGTTCTTCGACCAGTCGGCGATGATCAGCAACGACCTCGATCGCGTGTCCGGCGTCAGCGACTACGCGCGTGGCCAGCCACAGCAGCAGATCAGGCGCACCGCCACCGAAGCGGCGATGATCCAGGACGCCGCCAACAGCCGCGCCCAGGACCGTCTCGCCAAGGTCGAACTGGTGTTGAGCGAAATCGCCGAGCGCGTCGTCG